AGCCACCGGCCCGCAGATCGCTGACGGAGTAGCCAGCGGCTAGGTGTGTTTGGATGGTGACAACTGTCGCAGCAAACTTGTCGATTTCTGCCAAGAACCTTTCTCGGTTCGTCATGGGTGTTTCCTCCTCCCGGTATCCGCCGGGGCGGGTGGGGGGCAGAACTCGTATGGTCAGAGTCCTGCGACGAAAGCGACTAGTCGAGCGCCGAGCGCGCCGCGCTTATGGCTATTGCGCCAAACTCCATGACGCAGCCGACAACTACGAGCCCAATCAAAATGCGGATGATCCAGGGAAGGTCTTGGTTCAGCCCTAGCAACCACGCTATCCAGGGAATTTCAGCCAATACTCGGCATAGGAATAAACCTAAAACGCTAAAAATGCCAACGCATAAGCCTAACGGCACGAGACGATCTTCAAGGCGCTTTTTGTTGTTGCTCACGGCGTTTCCTCCTCCCGGTATCCGCCGGGGCGGTCAGTCTTCCACTTGGTATGCAAAAACCATCTTCGCGGCGTCCTCGACGAAACTAAAACTCTCGCCCAGCACGATAAGCTGTGTTGCCCGTATGGCCGGAAAGTACTCAGTCCTCACCGCGACCCCAGCAATGCGGCTCGTTCTGCCAGAGCGTCTTTTGAGAACATCTTCCAACTTCCGTTCGATTGTCTTGTAAGTCACGGTTGCATCTCCTTCATTCTTGGAGCAGTTGCGCTCCCCTGAAAGCCCTCTCAGGCACTCAGGGCAGGGCAAGCCTGCCAGGTTAGAGCGAGTCAACCGGGACCGAAACGATTCGCCCGCTATCCTCGACCATGCCAATGTACTGGCGGGTGTCGAGCGGAGACATGGCAAGCTGGGCGCAAAGCTGCTCCCACTCGCTTGGAACCTTGGGAGCCCGAATGCGGTAACGCTTGGCGGTGGTCTGGAAGAGAATACGAGCGTACATACCGGCCTCCTCGGCTTTCCCATCCTCGATCATCATGCGAGTAATTCTAGATTCGCGTTCAATCCAGAGTTCGATGCTTTTGTTCGTGGTTGCCATTTCTCTAGCGCCTCCGTGCGCTATGTAACCGCTCCCACATTGCACGCAATGTGTACAGCTTGTCAAGCGTAAAATGTATTTTCTTTCACCGCTGCCGCAAACCGTTGATTCCAAAAAGACCCCATGCACAGTATATCTATATATAGTGACAGCACTACAAGCAGAACAAAGGGGCGGCTTCCCTTGGGGTAAAGGGGGCTGCTCTCTTTCTCGGCATGGCGTCTCAGGTCTGGAACCCAGGGCACAGCTTAGTGTCGGAAGGCTTGCGCCTCACCCCATTACGACCAGGACGTAGCCGCCTTTGCGCAGATCGAGTACCGCGCCCGGAGCCTGGATTTCGCTATGTTCTGGATTCATCGGTGTCAATGTCCGTACCTGTCCCACTCAAGCGGCCCGTTGTTCTTGGGATGAGTGTGCCGCGAACTCCCCGAAGCGATTTCTCGCCTCTGCTATGCGTTGACGGTTGCAGGCTATCACAAGATTGCGGTACACTGCAAATGCGGGGTGCCTGTCCACCACCCCTTCACAGCCTGCGTTGACACCATGCCGTGACACCCCGCAACCCTCCAGCCCTCGGCCCAACCAGCCGGGGGCTATTTGCTGCCCACAGCACATCCCCCCAATAAAAGCCCTTGACAGCAAGAGCAATACAGCTCTATGGTGAATTTGCGTGATTTCCCCGAGCCTGTAACGGGAGGGGAGGGGGTGGGCGGGAGAAGAAAGCTCGTTGCCCCCTATGAAGTTCCTAAAACAGTTCTACGCGCGGGGCTAGTTAGCCCGCGCTGACAATTTGGGCTCGCCGCCTGGTTATTTGCTGAATCAGCCGGTTGAGAGTAGGGGCGGAAGAGCAGCGCCAGATGTAACGCACCATCTGCTACTCCCTTACAGCATATGGGTAAGGGCAGCTATCCCCGAATGAGTAACTTACGGCGCGCGTTATCCGATTGTGGTTGTAAAAGGGATGCCAACCAAAAGCAGCAGTAGACGACCAGGGGCAGAGCTTGACAGGCTCTGCCCCTTTTGCGTGGAGGCAGATTGGCGCACGTCGAGACGATCCAGACCGGCAATCGCGTGACGACCTACGTGAAGGGCCGGGTATACCGGCAGCGGCCGAGCCGGCAGCAGCGGCGGCCCGAGCAGAGCCTTAACAGCCGGATGCGCCACGCGGCCAAGCAGCGCCGCAGGGTGTGCCTCCTGAGCGTGCGGGATGCCACCTGGCTTGAGGAGTACAGCATCAGCCAGCCCTGCTTTGGGCCTGGGTGCACTCATGCGCACCACACGCGCAAGCAGGTAGAGCAAATGGTCGCGGCAGGACAGCTCAGGTGGGTGGGAGACGGGCGCACCAAGAACGTCGCCGCATGGACCGATCCGCGCGAGTGGCGCGGCGTGCGCGGGAGTATGCAGCTCGTCCCGCTGGGATCTGGCATGAGCCGGTTGCAACAGCGTGGGATTGACGCGGCGCCGGTTCAGATGACGGCTATCGACTTTTAAGCAACAATCGGATACTGCGCCGCAAAAGTAGTGCAATCAGGCAAATACGAGGCCCGCAAATGCCATGTAAGGCGTCGCCAGACACTCGCCCAGCCCGTAGCACGGCAGAAATGGCAGAGCCAGGCGCGCTTTACCACCACGAGCAGTGGGGGGCAGTAGAGTGCATGGGGTGCCATGAGCTGATCGAGATACCGGCATTTGCGGTGATCAAGTCTGGATTCCCGCCAGTGCGGATCAAGGCCGACGCGCTCAACCTGCTCCTGTGGTGCGAGCTGATCGAGCTGGATCACGCACCGTGCCTGCGATTTTTTGATGCCGAGATGGCCTCCCAGGCCCGCACTCATCACAACAGGATTTCCAGAGGAGCACCAAGATGAAAAAGCTCAACCTCAGTGGCGCCAGGGTCAGTCCGGCACTCTTGGCGCGCATCGCCACCATGCTTGAGCGGGACGGCGAGATATTGGTGACCGGGGCCTACATCGATCCCAACGGCGCCGGCCGCGGCGCGCTGGAGCTTGGCAAGAGCTTCGCCGGCTACCTCAGCGACCGGGCGGCCATCAAGGCCTCCATCGAGGCAATCATGGGGGCGGATTGGATGCGTGTCTGCCAGGATCTGAGCTTGCGCGACCTCTTTGACCTCTTCGTAGCCGATGCAAAGGTCGTAGCCCGGATTTCTGCCGCTTCTCCGGGTCCAGGGCCGGTGGAGCAGAGCGGCGACAGCCGGCCCGCGACAATCAACAGTGCCGCCAAACATCGAACCACCCAAGGAGCCACCGCATGACCGCAACAACCCCGCAAGCCCCGCCGACCGAGCAGGTCTACGGTATCGCCAAGCGCATCAGCCTCGACCTCGACAAGCTGCCGCTGCACACGCACGCGGCCATTATCAACATTTGCAACACGCTGTGCCAGCATCGCAAGATCGTGCTGGAGTCAGAGATGCAGCAAAAGCAGATCGACGCGCAGGAGGCAGCCATGGCCGAGGCGCTCAAGGCGCACGCCGGGGCGCAGGTGGACTTCGACGCGCGGATCGCAGCCCAGATCAAGCGGCAGGCCGCCTTCCCATCGTTGCCAGGCGTCCCAGACGAGCCCAAAGCGCCGCGGCTGTCGATTGTGCTGGACAAGCCGGGCACACCGAGCGCCGCTGACCTCGATGCGGTCGAGGCCGAGAAGACGGCCGCGATGCAGACCGCGCTCAAGCCGGCAGAGGAGCCGGTCACTCAATGAGCACATACGGCCGTACCTTGCGCTGGCATATCGTGATGTGGGTCGCTCACCTGCTACGTGTGCAGCTCTACGCACATTGGTCCGAGGCTCCGCAGGATGATGCGAGCAACTGGTCTACCCTTCTGTGCTCAAAGCCACATTGCTACGCCGATGCAACGGTGAATATGAGCGGAGCGTCGTTCTGTGATCTACACCAGCGGGCTATCCGCGCAGAGCGATTGCGTACCGGGCGCATCGGCACGGTATTGGAGTATGAGGGGATGGGGGGGGAGAAACAACGATGAAACGACCCCTGATCAGCGGGATACTCAGGCTGCTGTTTTGCCTCGGGCTGCTAGCCTGCGCTCTCCACGCCCAGGGGCAGTTCGTCACGCTCACCGGTACCCTCCAGGCATCAAACGGCCTGCCAGCGGTCAACGAGACGATCTCGTTTGTGCCAAGCCAGTGGGGGTTTATCGGCGGGACCGGCGTCGTGGTCAACGTACCCACCTACTGCGCCACCTCGACGGACGGCACGGTTGTCGGCATCACCAACCCGCTCCAGCCAACCACCAACACGGCAGCGTACAGCGGTGGCACCCTCGCAGCCGCCAACTACTTCGTCGAGTTCGCCTGGTACACCTCGACCGGGACGGTCACTCTCGTCTCGCCGGAGTCAACGGCGCAACTCACCGCCCAGGGCAATCTCGCCATTGCGCTTCCATCCGGCCCGCTCCCCGCCGGCGTCATGGGATGGGTGGTCGCCATTGGCACCAGCAGCGGCGGCGAGCGCTTCCAGGGCATCGTGGTCGGCAACGGCGTCTACACCCAATCGACGCCACTGGTACTCACCGTCCCCGGCAGCCCCACGGTCCTGACCCCAACCGCGCTCGACATCGGCTCGCCACTCCCTGTCGCCAACACGACGGTCTGCAAGCAGGTCGCCAACGACGCGATCTGGCCGGTCGGCACCGGCTACACCGTAGCAATCACCGATCCCAGCGGCAACACGCTGCCGGGCTACCCGATGGTCTGGCAACTGCTCGGGCCAAACACCACCATCAACCTCTCCAACGGCCTGCCTTACTACCACGGCATCGTGACTTTCCCCGTGCCGGTCCTCGCCTCCCCGCTCAATCACGCGACACAATCGATCTCCGGCGGCCTCAGCCTCGGCGCCTACCCCATGTGGGCCGGCTCCTTCGGCGTGAACGTGGTCACACCGGCATGGGGAGTCGACGTGGAGGGGGCGGGCGCCAAGAGCCGCATCAACGCCAACGGCGGGTACTTGGCAAACGGCGGCGGCGGTACGGCTGGTCAGGTGCTATCGTCCGATGGCACAGCCTACGACACCCCGATTCTGCCATTGCTGGCCGCCCAGGTCACCGCTCAAGCCAATTCTGGCGTCAGCATCACGCAGACCTCGCCTGGAGTTGCAGTAGGGTCAACCATCATCTCGACCGGCGCCAGGGTTCCGTCTGGCGCGTGCAACACACCACTCTACATCAACACCACACCTACCAACGTCTCGACCGTTCTTTACGTCTGCTATTCAGGGACGTGGACGGCCGTCAGCGTGCCGTAAGGCTCATTCACGCCCTCTCAACCCTCAAAAGGAGATTTCACACCATGCGCACACTCGCTCGGAGCATTATCGTCGCGCTCATCGCCCTGGTCGCCACTGGCGCGGCCGTTCCAGCGATGGCGCAGGGCAACCAGACCTTTACCCAGCGCTGGTACTTCGCCTCTGACTTTGGCCTGTGGGCAGTCCGCGGCCAGCAGGCCAACACCTACCAGTGGTCGCCGGGGACGGTTTGCAACGTGTCGGCGGTCGGCAGCTCCACCAGTTTCTTCGCTTTCTACACCAATGCGCCTGTTCTGATCTCGGACATCACTGGGCCGACGACCAACAACGAGGTGGTAACGCCGTCGAGCGTCACCCAGACCAATGCCTACTGCACGATTGCGGTCAGCCCCTCCCATAACCACTACTCGTTCCAGGTGCAGTCCGGCACCGGTGGGCTCCAGGAGGCACTGAACGCCATCAGCCCGACGGCCGTAGTGCCGGCGGTGGTCTGGCTGGACCGCAACTGGTACTCCCTGGCCAACGCCGTGCCGAGCACGACCCCGGCGGCCATCATCACGGCCGCAGCTGGAGGCGTGTCGGCCATCCTGGTAGACAACACCACCGCGCCATTCACGAACTACGTTTGGCAGGGCACCGCTTATGCGTCGGGTACCTGGGTCAACACGGCGCCAACAGCGGCCACCGGTGCAGCGGCGGGCTCGGCGACAAGCAAAGTGGCCACCGGCACCGCCCTGAGCGGCACCTATTCGTTCACGACAGGCACCGCAACGACCGGGACCGTGTTTACCGAGACCTGGGCGACGAGCAACCAGTTTGTCTACTCTCCGGTCTGCACAGTGATCTCGACCGGCGCCACCGCGCCGCCCACCCTGACCGTGACGCCTACCTACGCCGGTGGCACCCACGCGCTCCTAACGGTGACGGTGGCCGCCGCTCTGACCTCGACCACGGCCTACTCGTTCCAGTGGGCCTGCCACTAAGTTCCCGCCAGCATCACTGCGGGCCGCGGCTCCCATTCGGAGCCGACACAAAGAGGGCTGGGCAATATCCTCCAGGTGGGGATGCCCAGCCTTTACATTTTCCAAGGGACGAGAGGAGCCCCTGACATGACCAAGATTCTCCGCTTTGCAGTCATCGCGGCGATGTGCCTGGTGGGGGCATGCCTCGCCAATGCCCAGTACACCCAGCCGTCCAACCCCAACTACGGCAACAACAAGATCGGCCTTTGCTACAGTTCCACCCTCAATAGCTGGGTTGGGATCTCAAACACACCGGCAAACACTGCCGCATACTCAAACCAATGCGATCAGTACGGCAATCTGGTAGCGTTCGCCCAGGGCCAGACCGTGACCACAGCAGCGCCGGGCAGTGTGCGGGGGATCGTAGGCAGCATCACGACCACCAATGCCTCCTACGCCAACGGCAACAGCAGCATTACTGGCGTTCTCGGCGTGGCCACGATCCCCAGCGGCACGACCGCAAGCACGGGGTACGCAAACGGCACTCAGGGCAAGTTCATCCTGGGCGGCATCGTCTCTGGCAGCATCTGGGCAACCGGTCTTTCGGGTCAACTCGACATCTCGGCCGCCACACTGACCTCGGCATCCCATGTAACGCCGATCTGGTCCGATGCCGGCGCGACCGGGCCGGCGGTCTCCTGCACGTTCTGCGACTCGCTGGTTATGACCAACACCACGGCGACGACGTTCCATTCGCTGCTCTACGGCTACAGCAAGGCGGCCTACTTCGCCGATCTGACTGACAACGGAGGCGGCTACATCGTCAGCGGCAGCGGAGCGTCAGCCGCGGTGACCGGATACCTCAAGGTCAAGGTGGCCGGGGCCGATGCCTACATCCGCGTCTACGCTGGAGCAAGCTAGTGCGCAGCGCGATTCTGGCAATCCTCCTCCTGGGAGGGTGTCTCACGATGCCCGCCCAGACCGTCAAGCCAGCTCTCCCCGCGCCGGCGACCAAGCCTGAGCCTGTCGTGACGCGCGCGCAGCTTGAGCAGCGTCTGGCCGATCTCAAGGCGGGTAAAGAGCAGGCCGTCGCCAACGTCAACGCATTCGAGGGCGCGATTCAGGAGTGCCAACATTGGCTGGATGCGGTCAACGCGGCAGAATCGCCCAAGCCGGCGCCGCCACCTAAGGAGAAGAAGTAGATGAAGCTGATGCGCTTTGCCGTCCTGACAGCAATTCTGGCTGGCCTTGTTCCGTCTCTGTGCGCGCAGGGATCGAATGGCGGCACCCTCTACGCCTCGGACTTCGCTCAGTGGAGTCTCCCCCAGGGGAGTGGACCGGCGAACGGAACGATCTCCTGGCCGTCTGCGAGCGTTTGTCAAGTGTCCTCCGCTGGTTTTACTTTCACAGGCCCAAAGAACGGGCGCCCTCTTCGGATTCTCGACAATGCTGCACCGACCCATAGCGAGACCGTGATTCCCTCAAATGTGATTGTGGGGCCTGGCGGATGCTCGCTTACGGCAACGATGCTGTATTCGCACCTAAGTTACAGTGTCATCAGCGGTACTGCGGGATTGCAGGAAGCAATTGACTACGGCACGGTCGGTTCTCAGATTGCCGTTGTGATTCTGACTCCTCCATGGGCAATCAAGGGGGGCACAACCTCGACCATCACAAGCGCCTACGGCAACACGAATGTCTCGATTCTCGATGAGCGGACATCGTCTTTTCAGCCCTACGCATGGAATGGCTCGGCTTATGTCGCCACTGGTGGCATTCTTCCGCTGGGCTGCTCAGGTTTCACCGTTGGGATCCTTGGCAATCTGACATGCACGGGCACGATCACGGGAGGCGTCGTCGTAGCTGGCACTCCGATAGCTCTTACAAGCGGTGGCACGGGCGCGGCCACGGCAACGGGAGCCCTGACCAACTTAAGTGGTATCGCCAACTGTGGCGATCCTTCTTGGGCTGGGGCAGACCCCGGAGCCAAGATCAACGCTTGCATGGCCAGCTTGGAACCGCAGGGTGGCGAGGCGCTGATTCCCGCTGGCACCTACACGATCAACACGCAGATTCAAGTTCCACCGAATATCTGGCTGCTTGGGCAGGGATACGATGCAACGATTCTGGCGGCAGGATCGACGTTAGAGGCCCCCTGTCTCGCCCTTCCGACTCCAGCAGCCACATGCCAAGTTATCAGAGTTTTGGGCACGTCCGGGACGCCCACGGCCAACGTTCACATCAGCGATCTGACGGTAGAGAATGGTACGCCACAGACGAACGTTGCTCCGGTACCGGGCATGGACGGAATCCGCGCCGATTACGTCAATGGCCTGCTGATCGAACGCGTACACGCCACCTCGATTCAGGGAGCATTTGGGATCGCTTTCAAGAACAGCAACGGCGTGCGGGTACTAAATTCCGTCGTCAAGAACTATGCTTATGCTGGCGTTTTCGCACTGGAAGGCAACAATCACGTCTGGGTAGAGAGGAATGACATTGGTGGCGCGACATGCGTTCCTCCGTTTTGCGCCATTGCAGGAGGCGGCGACAGTTACGGATTTGCGTCTGGGTCCGAAGCCGCAAGTGGCGGAGCGCCGTTTACCACGAACCTGTGGGTAGATCATAATTTCTTGCACGACATACCTTATTGGGAATGTCTGGACACGCACGGCGGTCAGCACGTCTGGTTCGAGGACAACACGCTCAACAACTGCGCCACTGGAATCAACGCCAGCGGCATAGTTGGGCCCCTGCAAACAGTGGTTTCTTCTGGGGATTTCCACGTCAATCGAAACTCGGTTACGCAGGGGACGGGCGCGGCACATTGCACAAACTGCTTTGGGTTGATAACAGATGGCGATAGTGCGGCCTATCCAGTGAAAGACGTAGAGATGATCGGTAACAACTTCACTGGATTTGGAAACCCAAACAGCAGCATCGTTGGCGTCATCACCTACATGAACACGCGCAATGTTAAAGTTGATGGCAATTCATTCTACTCTTGGAACACAGCAGCCATCATGCCGTATGTCGATAACTGGGGATCGGAAATCAAAGGCAACACGGCCTACGACATGGCTGGAACTGCGAACTCTGGGCTGTCTTCGATGATACTGATCCGCTCTCCCGGAAACTGGGGACTCACGATTGACGACAATACTCTAGACATAAAGACGCTGGTGGGGGCTCCAGCATTGCCTGCCTACATGATCAACAATGCTTCCCAGGCCACTCAGGTTACGCTGGGTGCTAACAACAAGGCGACATACGTAACGACGGCGCTCTACCGGGACTTGCCTACTTACCTAGCCACGTCTCCAGTCAATACAGCCCTTGTGCCTCAATATGCAACTGTTCTTAATGCAAAGGTGGGCGACCCCATCTATGACACGCTGAACCGGCCAAACTGGCATTTTGGCGGTCCGTTGATGCCGCAGACAGGGTACAGTTCGCTTGACACGACGGACGTGATCTCAACAGGAACCTGCAATCTAGATGGGACAGTCACAAGTCTGAGCGGGGGCCTTGGATCGGGAACGTGGTGGTATTGGTTCCCGGAGGGAATGAATATCGTTCTGCCGGGATGCGGAACCGGGGGAACAACCCTGAATGCCGAGGTGATTGCCGATGACGGGTTAAAACTTACCGTGTCTCCGGCCCCGTCAGTGAGTGCTGCGACGTCGATAACATACCAAGCGGCCACGGTCAATAACGCGCAGGACATGCTCGACTCAACCATAAAGTTCTCCGTCCCGAACGGATGTACGAATGGATGCCAAACTGCCAGCGGCCCGGCAGTCACGCCAGGGGCCGGAGCCGTGATCAATAGCTCCTATGGGTTTATGTACAGTTCCGATGCTCCTTACTCGGCGTTCAATGCTATCCAGACCCCCGGAAGCGACTTATGGACCCAGCAGAGGCAATCGACTTCATCGAGCCTTATGGTGTTGTCGTCTACTACTACTCCTGGTACGGGCTTGCCAATGTGCTATGAGGCCGCAGCCGGTACGGGAGCGGGAAATGCTGCGACGTTTTGGGGAAACGGGACCAGCATGACCCCGGTAAGCTGCCTGCGGTTCTTTCCTCTTACGCAGCCGACTGCCGGACAAATACTCGTGGGTAACGGCACAGCTTGGGTACCGTCAACGATGAGCGGTTCTTGCACGATGGCATCAGGTGGCGCCATCACTTGCGCTAGCGGCGGCATGACCTGGCCGACATTCACAGGCTTGACAAAATATGGAGGATCGAGCAACTGGGTAACGCCTACCTACGTAGACGTGACGGCTTTGTTTGGTTCCGGCTCATGCTCTGGCTATCTCAAGAGCGACGGGACGTGCTCAACCCCAGGGGGCGGCGGCACAGTCACCACCAGCGGCTCCCCTGTCAGTCCCAATATCGCGGCGTTCTCGGGTTCGACGGCCATCACCGCGGCGACCTCGGCAAACATCCAGACGACACTGGGCGCGGCTACTAGCTCTGTTAACGGCTATCTAACCTCGACTGACTGGGCCACGTTCAACGGTAAGCAACCCGCCTTGAGTCTTCTCAAAGGCACGTACACAGACGGCGATATGTGTACTTACTCCTTGTTGGGGACGTTGCTCAGTTGCAACACGGCAGTGCCGACTGGCATGACCTACCCTGGCGCTGGGATTGGCGTTTCTACCGGCTCAGCCTGGGGCACATCGCTCACAGCGCCTACAGGCGCGTTGGTGGGCGCAGGACAGGCCAACACTTACACAGCCGGGGCGAAGCAGACATTCGCATCGAGCGCAACCACGGCGGGCATGAACTTTGGAGGAATCGCAGGTAATCCTTCATCGCCGGTGATCGGCGATTTGTGGAGAAATACGACGGCGGCACGACTCTCCTACTACGACGACACGTCTACCGTGCAGGAGATCGCGGAGCTCAGTGACTTTGCCAGCCCTCCTGCGATTGGTGCTACGACTCCAGCGGCGGCAACCTTTTCTGCGTCGGGATCGTCGATCACCGCACCCACACTTTCAGTCACAGCGACCAATGCGGGAACACCGTTCCCGATTGTGGCTTTGGCCCCTAACATGTCACAATACAGTCACGCTGAACTCGGAGTAGGGCAAGGAACAAGCAACTACAACCTGGGGTTTCTCGATTTTTACTATGCAGGTTCCCTAGGTTCTAGCAGCACAGCCAGCACTGTCGCGCTGGGTCTTAGGGACGCAGGCAACCTGTTCACATGCTGGGGGACCACTCATTGCGCGGTGGGAACCTCGACAGATAATGGATATCAATTCCAGGTGAACGGCACCACAAATGTCACAGGGGTGCTGACGGTCGGCGGCACGAATTCATTCACGGTAACCAATCAGGGAGTTGCAAGCGACTTGATGCTGGGCTGGAACGGGACCGTGTCCGGCGTCAGCAATGTGTTAATCGGCCCGACGACCGATAGCAACACTCTCACGTCGAGCTACAACACCTGCATAGGAAATGGAGCTTGCAACTCCCTGATATCCGCCTCTGGCAGCAATACAGCAATTGGGGCCGGGGCACTGGGCAGCGACAATTACAGTGGTTCCAACGTGGCTGTAGGCTCTGGCGCGGGGGGCACCGCGATGGGAGCCTACAACATTTTTATCGGATTCGACTCCGCACCATCTGCCGCCGCTGATACGAATGAAATTGTAATCGCTAATTACGAAACCTCTGGCAAAGGATCCAACACAACGACCATCGGCAATAGCAACGTGACAGCAACTTATCTGGCGGGGGTTACGCTTCCTCTCGTGATTTACAGCCATGCCGGAACACAACTGGCGGCTTGTGCGAGTGGGTTGCAAGGGGGAACGGCGGTTGTTAGCGACGCCACGGCACTGGTTCCAGGTACTGCATATTCCGTGACAGCGGGGGCAGGAGCCGATACCGTCCGCGTGCAATGCACATTGGTCAGCGGAACCTACGCATGGCAGACAATGTAGCTTCACTGGAAACTAAGGAGGAACCGTGTTCAAGAAACTCGCATTGCTCATCTTGCTCCTGCCCATGGCGGCGAACGCCAGCGTGCGGCTGACCACGCCGTACAGCGTGACAGGCCCAACCGGATTTGCCACAGCCACAGCTTTGAACGCGACCGCGACGAGTAACGTTTTCAACTGGCAAAGCAACACGGCGTGCATCACGTATTCCTTTGGCGCAGTGACTGCGGCTGGGGGTATCGACCAGACATTTACGCCGTTGCCAGGCGCTCCCACGGTGACCAATTGCCTGAATCTAACAACCGGCGTGTGGATCGCGTTCATTGACCAGGGGCCAGTACTGGCAACGGGCACCTTGGCCGGTTCTCAACTCACAGCGGCGATTACCGTCTACACCGGGCCGTTGACGGTGCTGCGAGACAACGCTGATTATTTCGCCAGCGTAACTTTTCTGCCTGGGACGCAGCCGGACCTTTGGGGCGCAGGGGATTTGTAGGAGGTAAGCCGTGGATATTGACCAGAAAGTAGCGGCTCTTGAAAAGGCGCTAGCGATACAGGCGGAAGACATTGCCCGGCTGTGGAACTGGTGCCTGAGGCAAGAAGAGCGTTTAGAGGCGCTCGATGGGATTCACAACCCGGTCGAGTCGCCGCAGGGTGACATCAAGTAACCATCGGGGCCCCACTTGGACAGTAAGCCAGACCCGTCGAACACGCGGCAGAAAGATAGGCAAAGGATGATATGGCAGAGCCAGCAGAGCGTCTTGGCAGGTTGGAGGAGAGGATGGATCGCGTAGAGGCAGGAGTGTCCAACTTCCGTGGTTTTCAGGCAGAAGCCCGCGACTTCTTCACTGAAAGCCGGACGCGTGCGGCCGTGGAGATGCAGTTCCACAACAAGCGTGACCAGGAGATCAAAGAGGCACTGAAAATATCCAACGATGAACGGAATGAGAGTCTCGCGAAGGTGGGTCTTGCCGTCGCCAAGAAAAGCCTGCTGTGGAATGTCGTGGGCGGGCTGCTTGGGATGGCGGCTCTTGCCATTGGTATCATGGCCATCGCCGTCACTCTCTACGTCGCCAAACACGCTGACACTGAGCCGATAAAACTTCTTGTGCCAAGCCCGATTGGTGAGAATATACTTGCCCATAGCGATAAGGCAACGCAAGACGCTGGACTCCCGCCAACATACGCAGGAACGAGGTGACCCATGGATAAAGCTCCACAAGAGGTCAAAGACCCCACTGGCTTTCCCTTCCCTCCTGGCAGCCCAGGCGGTCCACCGGCGCCGCCAGTTCCTTGCACACCCGAACCACCCACCCCGCCCGCTCCCTGGTTCACGCCGGATGCGGACGACCTGTAGAAAGGAAATCATGAACCAACTCATCGGCAACATTCAAGCATGGTTTGTGAGCCGCGGCGGATTCTCGCACTTTATGGCGGGACTCTTCGGCACCGCAGTTGCAGCCTACGCAATGGTTCCCCCTTTTCATGCGCTAGTGCTGCAAATCCAGGCGACCCTCCCCGCTGGAGTCGAGGACGCCGTGACAGCCGCGCTCGGAATCTACGTCTGGTATCACAACTCTCGCAGTCCCGCCGGCGTCCTTGCCGCCGCGCGAACCATCACCGCATCCCCGGACGCGCCCACGGCCTCGGCTGTTGACGCGGCCACAACCAAGTAACAGGAATCGAGTATCCAATGAGCATTCTGAGCAACATCGCAAAGGGCCTGAAGCTCTTCTTCTCCAGCCCCGCCGTCAAAGCAGTCGAGACCGTCGCTGTGCCGCTCGTCGAAACATTCTTCCCAGCCATCACCCCGCTGATCTCTGGCATTATGACCGAGGTCGGCAAGGTCGAGGCCCTGGCTGCCAGCGCGGGAATGCAGACCGGCACCGGATCAAAGAAACTGGCGCTGGTCCTTCAGACCGCTGAAAGCATTTTCAATGCTTACGAGAAGGCGCAGGGAGTGACCATCAGCCAGACAGGTAAGGAAGCCATCGTCAACGGCGTAATCGCTATCCTGAACGCGCTTCCCTCGGCCTAACCAGTTGACTTGAACCCGAGTCGCCCTTCCGTGGTGGCTCGGGACTTTTTCGGTGAAATCATGATGAGTGAACCGTTAGGCCGTGATTGGCGGCATCCATACCGTCTCGCAGACATCTTCGTGGCCCTCGCTGTAGCTCGCCAGCAAGAGCAAAAGGTGTGGGTAAAACTGCATGGGCATGAAGCCTACACCTACGAGGTATGGCCGGGTGGAAGAAATGTGGCGTGGCAGGATGTGACACTTGAGCGCCGACAGAAACGCGCTGAGATTCAACCCGCCAGACGCGGTGCGAAAGAGAAGAACTGGGTGACAGCATGACCCGTGCCCGCCATACCTGCATCGGCGCGTCCTGGCAGGCGCTTATGCTGGTGAAGTAGGGAAGGGGTGATGCCCAATGACAGAGTCTCCGACTCCACAGTTCAGTAACATCCCTTGTCTGACACCCGCGCCGTGATGCGCTCTAGCGGCAGGCGGGAATCAAGGGCGCAAGCGAGAGACGATGCAGACCAGTCAGCGAGGACTCGCCCTCATCATGGGCAACGAAGGATTTAGCGCCACCGTGTACCCGGACGCGGGGCATGAGGCCATCGGCTACGGCCACGACCTGCTCCCCGGCGAGTCTTACCCGGAGGGCATAACGCGGGAAGAGGCTCGGGCTTTGCTGGCGCAGGATGTAGGCAAGGTGGAGAACGCCGTCAACAGCCTAGGCTGGCCGTTGAACCAGAACCAGTTCGATGCGCTCATCGACTTCGGCTTTAACCTGGGCATCGGTGCGCTTCAGACGCTGTGCGGCCACGGCATTGAGAATGTGCCGGAGCAGATCCCCCGCTGGAACCATTGTGAGGGTGTGGTGAGTGCGGCCCTGACGGCGCGGCGGGCCTCGGAAGTAGCTTTGTGGAACAATCCAACTTGAAGGAGGCGCGGCGGAAAGCCAGAGCACAAGGCGCTCATCCTTCGGGATGGGCGTTTTTGTCTGGTTTCCTTGACGCCCCAACAGAAATAGACAGGAGAAATAAGTATGGCTAACGCAGGTGGACCAAACCTCAGACGACGGCTTGTCAATGTTGGCATTGCCGGAGCATTCACGGCGATCTATGCGACCGGCCCAACGCGCGGGTGGCGTATCGAGGAAAGCAACCTCACCACAGCCGCCGCGGCCAACACTCCGCAGGGCTTCGAGGTCAAGATCCCGAACGATGGGTCTGCATCTGGGTTCACGACAATCTTTGGCAGACCCGCTGCGAGCGAAGCGAATGAGCCCGGCGACTTCCCCGCGTTCGAGAACTGGAATCGGATTTCCGAGCACGGACCCTACGGCGAAGCCTTTGGCAGCCCGGCGCAGTCCGACCCTGGCGGTGGCGCGCTGGGCGCCCCAGGCGCCGGTATTGGCAATCAAGCAGCTACTCTGCTCGCCCAGGTATGCTCTCTAACCGCCACAGCGACCACCATCGAGATCGTGGAGTATTTCTAAAGGCCATGGCTAACCCTCTCGTTGTCGATTCATCATGGGTGCAGAGCATCGACTTCTCCAGCGGCCTGCTCACCGTGACCACGAAGGCGGGGAAGCGGATTGTCTACCTCGGCGTGCCGGCTGCGATCTGGGAGCAACTCCAAGCTGCGCCATCCAAGGGCGAGTTCATCAACAAGCACATCCGCGGAAAGTTCAAGGTTCTCTGATGACTTTTCCATTTGTATCCAGAGCACGCTTCGAGGATGCTCTCCAGCAGATTGCTGATCTGAAAGAGGCAAACGCCAAACTGCTGGAACTGGCGCTATCCAAATCAACTCAAGGTATAGTGCTGGAACCAGAAGAGCAGACAGAACCCCAACGTCCACATCGGAAGTTGGGTGCTGAACTCAGGAAAGAATTCCGGGAAGCCGCCGAAGAGCGATTCAAACAAGCCCAAATGCAAAAGGGATCGAAGGGATAACCGATGGCATCACCAGCCGTAACGATGGGAAGCGCAGGAATGCAGCAAGCAGCGCCCGACATCTCCCATGGTCCTGACAATCCAATGATGGAAACTCCAGAGCAGCAGGAACAAAAGCTCCAACTGCCCGAGGAGTACAAAGAGAAGATGGTCGAGACCATCACGACCTACCGCGGCGGCTGGGCACCCGACCGGCTGCTTCGCATTCCTGGCTGGATGCGCAATGTCCTGATGTTCCGCGGTAGTCAGCTCATCGAGTTCGACCCGAGTTCCAACACCTACGTCGATGTGTTGGCCTACAACCGGCAGAACGGAAAAGCTGAGGCTGAGGACACCTACCTCGAAAAGTACAGCAACAACATCACACAGATGCTCGAAGGAGGATTCTCCTCGGTCATAGCTGGTGCAGTTCCTTCCGTGATCGTTAAGCCTGAGAACGCTGAGATTTTAGCGGACGTCACGACGGCCAAAGCCTCTCAGGAAGCCATCTCAATCATTGAGCGAATGAACAAAAGCGATAAGATGCTCATGGCTGAGAGCGGGAATCTCTACCTGTACGGCGTCTACTTCAAGCACACGCGTGCAGTCCTGGATGGCGACTGGGCCGGCTGGGATGATGAGGATGTTTTCGGTGACATTCAGGTCCAGAAGCCCGACCGCTACCATTGCTACAAGTGCGGAACCAATACTCCCGCCGCGGAACTCCCGGCCGCCCAGGCGAAGAGTTGCCAGAAATGCGGAGCGCCTCTTGGCCCGGAAGCCTTCTTTCCCGCGGAAGTCTCCACCGAGACGGCAATCACTGGGCAGAAGCGCGTACCGCGCGCGATGGTCAAGTGGAGCGTCCATGGGCCGATGGAGATCGATGTTGACCCGCAAGCGAACTGCATTGAGGAATTGCCTACACTCAGTTTCGACCGTGAGATCGACATTGGGGCGCTGAGGCTGACCTATCCGGCTATCTTTGAGAAGATCACCGAAGGCGCGGAACTGGGAACAACTCCCAACGCAGCCTATGAGAAGCTGCGCAGGAACGAAATCACGTCGATGGGGTGGGGATACACCTCGGACTCCCAGAACCAAAAGCCGACGCTCAGCCAGAATTGGATGGCGCCAAGTTCTTACGGCCGGACAGGAGATAAAGAATTCGCTGCGTGGATGCACCAAAACTTTCCCGACGGCGCCAAGGTAACGCTGATTGGTTCACTGGTTGCCGACGTGCGCAAGGCCAATCTCGCTAAAGAGTGGTCCTGCTGCCAGTTGCATGAGAATGTGGGGATGTACCCGGAGTCGATTGCGGACCTGGTGGTCCCGTTCAATATCCGTCTGAACGACGTAATGGACCTGATCGACGACTGGATTGAGCGGTGCGCGGCGGGCATGACGATCTACGACTCGAACAAGATCGACCGCCGGGAGATGGCGGGCCGGGTCATGTCGCCCGGTGTGTTGAACGGGGTCCAGACAAAGGGCGCCGGGATCGACAAGCCTCTTCAAGACGCGATTATGCAATTCAAATTTGATCTTGATCCGCAGGTCTTCAACTATCCGCCGATGCTGATCCAGATGGCCGAGACCATTTCGGGGGTGACACCTCAGACCTTTGGCGGCGGTGGCCAGGAGGGCATTGAGACCAAGGGCGGCCAGGAACAGGCGCTCAATACTGCTCTCGGTAAGCTGAATATCTACTGGAAGGGCACCAAAGGGGAACATGCCCGGGCGGCGCAGAATGCTCTTGAGTGCCTCCAGAAGTTGATGCAGGCCGGCGCGGTCGGAGAAATCTGGGATGTGGTCCAGGCCAATGGCTCTGAGTTCCGGAACAACTACGTCAACTGGAACAAGATGCAGGGCCACATCAAGGTCTATCAGGATATCGATCAGGGACTGCCGCAGACCCCTCAGCAGATCCGGGAGACGATGCAGACCTTCCTCAAGATGTCAGACGGCAAGAACCCAATCGTCACGTCGATGCTCGATTGCGTTCCTAACCAAGAGTCGATGATGGCTACTCTCGCGCCGCCGGGATGGGTGCTGCCCCAAGCTGCCCAGAGAGCGAGGACGCTTCAGGCGATCAACACACTCATGGAGAACGACTATATCGCCGTGCAAGACCCACAGACGGGCCAGCAGGTCAACCAGTTGCCTGTCATGCCGGAGCAGGAAGTCGAGGACTTCGGCACGCTCCGCGACACGATGCGGCTATTCTGGCAGGAGAACGGGGACTTCAGGAAGTCGAACCCTGGCGGGTGGGAGCGGACAAAGGCCTACTACGCCATGGCTATTCAGATGGAAGCGGGAGAAGCCGCCGCCGAGGCAAAAAGGCAAATGGCAGTGAAGGCCGCCGGAATGCCACCGGCACCGCCGCCTGACCCGCAGCAGCAGCAGGCGCTTCAGTTGCTCACCCAAGATGGGGCGCGCGCGGTGGACCGGCTCCAACAGCTCTCAGAGATGCCTCCCCAGCCACCGGGCGTCAATATCACCCCTCAAGTCACAGCATCGTATGATCTCCTGAAAGGGGCTCTCGACGCTCAAAAAGCAGCAGCACAACAGAAGTAGAGGAGAAGACGTCATGACGAAACACGCTTTTGGCGATGTCGTTCTTTATCAGCGCGGCAAGGATTCAGTCAACGCGCTGGTTGTTCAATCTCACACCCAGGCGGACGGTGAGCACATGATGGTCGCCTACCTCGATCCGGCCATGGCCAGCCCGCTGCTCAGCGGGACGAACGTCGAGAAGGCGATTGCCACGGCGTTTGTGTCGCCGCTGACCGAGGGGAAGACGTTCGGGTGGAAGGAACTGCCTGAGCCCACCCTGCCTATTGGCGGTGAGCCGTCGGCGGAATGCGGAGAGGATACCGGCCGGCTGTCGCCCGAGGACGCGGCCAAGGCGGCCGATGCGGTCTTTGGGCCGGTCGAGCCCGGCGCGCCCGAGTCGCCGCACGCGATTGATATTGGCGGCCAGCCGGGAGAACCGCAACCCGATGGTGGAACCTACCTCTCCGGTGTAGCAGGAACTGCGCCCGCACCAAAGGAGGCCGAGCAGGAAACTTCGAACGACCCTATCGACGATTCTTCGAAGTAATCTGACAAAATGCTTGACCAATAGGGTCAGCTTCGGCTGGCCCTTTCGTTTGCCCGCAACACCGAACCACTCAAGGAGATTCAGCATGGCCTATGGAATCGCAGCCCCCGCAGCCCCCGCAGCAGCCGCACCAGCCGCACCAGCACCGAGCGCACCAGCAGCAACCTCCGCACCCTCGACACCCGTAACCTCCGCCCCAGCGGCATCGGCTCCCGTCGCAGAGCCTAGCGCCCCGGCAGCGGGCGGGCCGCCAGCCGCGCCAAGCGCATCCGGTGAGGCTACCCCAGCACCAGCCGCCGCCGCAGGCACAGCAGCCGGCGCAGAGCCTAAACAGGACGACTTTCCCGGCGATGTTGTCTCCTTCCTCGAAGCCCACAACAAGTGGGAGTGGGAAAAGGAGGGGCAGATCGACGAGCAGGCCGCCGTCACTGCGGCCGAGGCCCAGCCCGCAGACCAGGAGAAGCCCGCGGCCGAGGTTGACAAGCCGGCAGAGGGCGAGCAGCAACCGGTCGCCGCGGAGCCGGCAGAGGCTGTCACACCCGAGGC